CGAGGACGGCTCCTCCATCGAAGCGGTGACAGTTGGCGAGGGAATGGATTCCGGAGACAAGGCAACCAATAAGGCAATGGCCATTGCATTTAAGTATGCGTGCTTTCAAGTATTTTGTATTCCAACAGAAGAAATGAAGGACCCGGACGAAGAAACGCAGGACCCGGCGAAACCACAGTTCAATCCGGCAACACCGGAACAGTTGAGAAAACTGAATGAATTTATTATGGCATTCGCCGGAATGTGCAAAAACACTAAAGAATCAGATGTTACCGATAAGTTAAAGGAAAAATACCAATATAACGGTACAAGTGATATTTCTACTGAGCTGGCAGACAAGCTCATCCAGCAGGTAGAGTTTTGGTACCAGAAAAAGAAAGAAGCCGATGCCTAATGGAAACTAAAGGTAAGCTTACCGGAGCCAGCCGGACATTTGATGGAAATAGCATCATCCTAACTTTCGAGGTTGATGCTTCAGCATCCGGACAGATTGAAAGCATGAAAAAAGATGATCTGCTTCGGATAAAGGCGGTTAAGTATCGCCAGAAACGTAGCCTTGATGCCAATGCATACGCATGGGTGCTTATGACCAAGATTGCCAATCATCCGGATATCGCATCGAGCAAAGAAGAGGTGTATGAGCAGATGCTGCAGAAATACGGAACCTTTTATGAGGACGAGGACGGATATATCACTATTACAGTTAAAAAGACAGTAGACATGGCAAAGGTGTCTGGCCATTGGAAACATATTAAAGATAACGGCAATTTTGCATCCTATCTGATGATTAAGGGATCGAGCGAATACAACACCGCAGAAATGAGCCGCTTTATTGACCGCATCGTTGAAGAGGCACAGGAGCTTGGAATTGAGACAGCTACACCGGATGAATTGGAACGCATGAAGCAGGAATGGGGTGCAACATGAAAAGACTCTGGAGCGTATTTACGGATGATATGGACCACTGCTATTTTACTGGAACAGCTCCGGTGGAGAGGCACCATATCTGGTGCGGTTCCAACCGGAAGAATAGCGAGAAGTATGGTTTTGTGATCCCGCTCCGGCCGGATCTACATCCGAATGGAGCGCAGGCAGGAAAGAACGCTGCGGAAATAGATTTGAAGCTTAAGCAGATGGCGCAAAAATATTTCGAAGAACATTATGGGACCAGAGAGGACTTTCGGAAAATATTCGGAAAGTCGGTATTGTGAGGTGATCGAGTGATACAGATTGAAAATATCCCCTACGGGCATGAGAACGCGGTACAGCGTCCGGCGAACCCCATAGAGGACAGAGTGTTGAGAGCGCACATTGAAAAGGCAAATCGGAATAACGACTGCATTATCAATGTGGGGAATGGCTATTATAGACCAGTTCCGGGCAATCTCACAGACGAAGCAGAGCTTAAAGAATATCTTGCAAAAGAGTTATCCAGAGCAAGAAAAATACAGGCAAAACGGCTGGCAATGCGCCAGACATTCGAAAGGTGGCGAGAAGTTGGAATACTTACTGATAATACCCGGGAGACTGGATAATCTGAACGATTACATATCGGCTGAACGTGCGAATCGTTACAAAGGCGCACAGATGAAATCCAGGAGCGAAGCGGTTGTGATTAATGCCATCCGGCAATGCCTGAAGCGTGTGAAAATCGATAAGCCGGTGTACATGGAGTATCGGTGGTATGAGAAGAACAAAAAGCGCGATTTAGACAATATATCGTCCTATGGGCGCAAGGTAATACAAGATTCTCTGGTATATGCTCATGTGCTGAAAAATGACGGTTGGAAAGAGATAACCGGATTCTCTGATGAGTTTTATGTAGATGCTGCCAATCCCCGAATAGAGGTATTGATCCGGGAGGTGGAGTAGTTGGATGGAAGTTACATCAAATTGAGCCGCGGACTTCTAGATTGGGAATGGTATTCGGATATTAATACAACACGGGTATTCATCCACATGTTGTTAAAAGCTAATTGGAAGGATGGAAATTTTAAAGGAATGGTTGTTCCTCGAGGCTCTTTTGTTTCTTCCATTGGAAAGCTTGCAAGTGAAACAGGACTTACAGAAAGGGAAATTCGCACTGCAATTTCACATTTGAAAATGACAGGCGAAGTGACAAGCAAAACGACAAACAAATTCACAGTATTTTCAGTGGTTAAGTACGATTTGTACCAAGCAAACGACAAGCAAAGCGTCAGTCAAGAGCCAAGCAAGCGACATTCTAACGACATTCAAACGACAACAATAGAAGAAAAGAAAGAAGGGAAGAAAGGAAATAAAGAAAAAAATACCAAAAAAGATTTCTTTCCAGAGGATGAAAAGCTGAATCAGGCATTTGCTGATTTTGTCGATATGCGAAAGCAGATCAAAGCTCCGATGACTGATCGTGCTGTTGGAATGGCTATCAAGAAACTGACGGAGTTGTCCGGTGGTAATTCAGATACGGCAGTTAAGATTCTGGAGCAGTCAATCATGAACAGTTGGAAAGGCTTATTCCCCCTTAAGGACAATAAGGCATCCACACAGAATAAATTCAACAACTTTACTCCAAGAGAGCAGGACTTTGAAGCCTTGGAGCGAAAGTTACTTGGCGGTTGAAACACCAGCCGGAAGGCGAAAGAAACAGCAAGTCGAAAATCGAGATAGTTATCACAAGCCATGATTTTTTACCTTGCAAAACAGGGGCAGAAATGCCCCGTCTACCCAAAGGGGCGATGAATTGAGACACAGAACGAATACGCAGAAGCGTCTTGAGAGAATAAATGCAGAAATATCGGAATCGATTCGAGCGTATGACGATTCCAAGACAGAAAACAGAGATCCGAAGGCCTATAGCAGATTTAAGGCAAACAGCACCTATTATGGCAGTGGGCGAACTTGCAGCTATGGAGAGAAAACGAAAATATGTGATCCAAGTTGCAGATTCTGGTACGCATGCGTTAAGGGACATCAGATCAGAGAGGAGAACAAATGCACAGAGTAACACAGAGGGAGCGTGTAATACATACAAGCGTATACCGGCAGGAAGTTAACAAGGCGAAGCTTGGAAATAATATAGCAAATCACATGGGATTTATATTTGCACTGGCACTGTACGACAAATTTGGTTTGACATTTAAGCAGATCACGAACTATTACACCAAAACAGTAAATAAGCGCGTTGCCTGGCAGGATGATGATAACGATGATGTTACGAGCAAAAGCATGATGGAGTATTGCCTAAAACGGAAAATTGATGTGATCGGTTGGGTGAAGTCGATACCGATGTCACAGAAGCTGTACATGGCGGATATTCAGAAAGGGCGAGCAGTGCTTGGAGCA